CTGAAGGAGCTGGAACAGGAACATTAACGGCAGGTTTCATGGCAGCTGGAGATAATAGAACATCTTTTGAATATGATGGATCTAGTTGGACAGCAGGCCCAAGTACCTCATCAGATCATGACGGTGGTGCTGATACAGGAATTCAAACAGCAGCCATAACTTTTGGTGGGTTTCTTTCTTCTGGAAGTGGACAAATTACTTCAACAGAACTTTACAATGGAACATCTTTTACTACTTCACCAGCTACAATGGCAAATGGTCGTTATGGTATGGGTAACGGAGGCTTTACTGGAACATCTGCTTTCGCAGGAGGTGGAGATAAAAACCCAGGAACTATAGCTGATACAGAAGAATATAATCAATCATCAAACATTATTACAGGTGCAGCATTTGCATCTGGTGGAAATGCAAGTACTGCTAGAAGACAAATAGGTTACACAGGAGCAGGTCCACAAAATGCATTTATGGTCTATGGTGGTTTTTCTCCAAGTAGTTTTTTAAACGCTTCGGAAGAATACAATGGAGCTAATTGGACAGCCACTCCAAATTTAAATACCACTAGAGGTCAGTTAGGTGGATTTGGAATTACAACAGCAGCAGTTGCTTGTGGTGGTAATGGAGATAAAGTTAATACAGAAGAATATAACGGATCATCTTGGACTAGTGTTAATAACATGAGTCAAAGTCGTTATGAATTTGGATGTACTGGAATTTTAACGGCAGGTTTAGCTTTACAAGGAGATCAAGGTTCACCAACACCATATGGTACAACCTGTGAAGAATATGATGGAACTAGTTGGTCATCTGGTGGAACAGCCAGCACTGCTAGAAGAGCAAATAGTGGGGCAGGAACTCAAACAGCTACAATAACAGCTGGAGGTGAAACTTCAGGACCTGCTACTACAGCTAATGTTGAGAGCTATGATGGGAGTTCTTTTAGCGAAGTTAATAATTTAAATACAGCAAGAAGTGCTATAGCCCACATAGGAGGTCCTGCTGGACAAAGTAGCGCTTTAGTAACTGGTGGAAATGGAGTTGATCCAGGTATAAGTGAACAATGGAATGGAACAAATATGGTTAGTGGAGCAAATCTATCTTCTCTTAGATCTTTTCATGGAGCGGGAGGAACCACTACATCAGGAATAGTTGCTTTAGGACAAAATAGTCCTAGTTCTACTCCATATGGTTCAAATGTTACGGAAGAATATGAAGGAGAAAAATCAGTAATAAATGCTAGACAATTAACAACTAGTGTAGTTTAAAATAAATTATGACAGATTATAAAGCAATAGTAGGAAAAGGGATTAAGGTAGTATCAACCAACCTTGATAATGCCGAGGGTGAAGGTCAAATTTGGTTTAACTCTACAACAGGTGAGTTTAAAGATATTCTTAATCTACAAGCATGGGCTAGTAGCGGATCTATAGTTACGGCTCGTTTTGGATGTGGTACGGCTGATCAAGGACCTCAGACGGCTGGTTTAATATTTGGTGGTTACACACCTTCTTTTACTGCAAATACTGAAGAGTATAATGGAGCAGGGTTTCAAGTAGGAGGAGCTTTACCCGCTGCAGTCGCAGACAACAAAGGTTGTGGAACACAAACAGCGGCTTTGTCTTTTATGGGTTTATCAAATCCATCTACACATATTGCTGAGTCTTTTGAATATGATGGGTCATCTTGGGGCAGTGAAACAGATTTAAATACATCTCGTTATGATGGTGGTGGAAACGGAACTCAAACAGCTGGACTAGCTTATGGTGGATACACAACCACAACTTCTAATGCTACAGAAGAATACAATGGTTCTGCTTGGACAAGTGTTAACAACATGAATACAGCAAGATATAGTTTTGGACATGCAGGAGTTCAAACATCGGCAGTTGCTGTA